GATGCAGAAGCCGGATGAGAAGACCGGGCGTGCTTCCAATGCCTACAAGGAAGATTTCGGCGCTCATCTCCGTGGAAAGAGGCTTGTGCATAACGTTCTTTCCGAGGGCGTGCAGGCGGACGGCGGTTATCTCGTGCCGGAAGAGTTTGAGCGTCAAATCGTGATGGGACTGGATGAGGCGAATGTGGTGAGAGGGCTTGCTAAGGTCATTACCACAAGCGCGGAGAGAAAGATCCCGATTGCGGCGACTCATTCTACCGCTGTATGGACGGCTGAGAATGGTGCCTATACTCCGAGTGATCCTTCCTTCGACCAGAAGACCATCGATGCGTTCAAGCTGACTGACCTTGTGAAGGTTTCCATCGAGCTTCTTCAGGATTCCATGTTTGATCTGGAATCTTATATTGCGGCTGAATTCGCAAGAGCCTTCGGTATCGCAGAGGAAGAGGCTTTCTGCGTAGGTACCGGAACCGGTCAGCCTACGGGTATCTTTACCGCGAACGGCGGACAGGTGGGCGTTACCGCTGCGGCAAACAACGCGATCACTGCGGATGAACTGATCAGTCTTGTGTATGCGCTTAAGAGTCCTTATCGCAGAAATGCGAAGTTCCTTATGAACGATGCGACTATCGCTGCAATCAGAAAGCTGAAGGACGGCAACGGTGTTTATCTCTGGCAGCCTTCCCTTCAGGCAGGCGAGCCGGACAAGCTTCTTGGCTATGACCTTTACACTTCGCCTTATGTTCCTACGGTTGCATCGGATGCGCTCACCGTGGCTTTCGGTGATTTCAAGAATTACTGGATCGCTGATCGTTCCGGTAGAACCGTGCAGAGACTCAATGAGCTCTACAGCACCAATGGACAGGTGGGATTTGTCGCAACTGAGAGAGTTGATGGCAAGGTGATCCTTCCTGAGGGCATCCAGCTTCTTAAGATGAAGCACTAAGGAGGGCTGAGTCATGAGTGAGTACAACGCTAAGAATTATACCGAGCAGGGCGGCGATGTCACCCATATCGGAGGCAAGCTGATCTTTGAGGATGGAAGTTCCGTAGAGGGGCTTCCTTCTTCCTTTACACCGGCGGAGAACCAGGCGGCCAGTGAAGCAACTACTGTTGTGGCACTGAAAGAGGATTTCAACAGTCTTCTGGCAAAGCTGAAGGCTGCCGGTCTTATGACAGCGGATGATGATACTGACGGAACAGAGTAAGAAATGCGGGGCGGTGGAACAATCTGCCGTCCCGATTTAAGGAGTGATGCAGATGACTGTGACTGTGGAAGAGATGAAGAGTTATCTCCGTGTTGATTTCGAGGATGACGATTCCCTGATCGAAAACTTCATAACGGCGGCAAAGAAGCAGTGCATGGATATCCTGCGGACGAACGATGAGGCGGATTTGGATGCGGCTCAGAATGGGAAGATCGCTGTGATGTTTACAGTGGCTTATCTGTATGAGCACAGGGAAGAGGCTGATCATCATGCGATGGATCTGACGCTCCGTGCTTTGCTGTTCGGCAGCCGGAAGGAGGGATTTTGATGGATGTGGCAGCACTCAGGTCAAAGGTGACCTTCCGGAAGAATGAAACTGTGACTGACAAGTACGGCAATCACAAGAATGCCTGGACGGATTATTATACCTGCTTTGCCACGATCGGAGGCGAAGGCCTGGCCAGTTCCAAAGAGGATGAAGTAGCCGGGACTACGGTTGAGGATTTTTCCATGACCGTATCTATCCGTTATTGCAAGAAAGCTGCTGCGATTGACTCCATGCATTTCCGGGTGATGTTCATGGGAGAGATCTACAACATCGTGAACATCGACCATATGAACTTCCGGAAGAAGTCACTGAAGTTCACCTGCAGGAAGGAGCGGCGCTGATGGCACAGACGATAAAGATTGACCAGCTGGCGGATACCGTGATGAAGGGCATGGAGGAATACGCGAAGCTTGCTGCGGAGGACCTGAAGAAGGATGTCCAGAAGGCGGGCAAGACCGTAAAGCAGCAGATTGAAAGCACGGCTCCGAAGAAGACAGGAAAGTATTCCAAGAGCTGGGCGGTGAAGAAGACCAGGGAAACGTCCGATTCCATCCAGATCGTGGTGCATTCCAAACGGTACCAGCTGACACATCTTTTGGAGTTTGGCCATGCGAAGCGCAGCGGTGGAAGGACAAGGGCGTTTCCTCATATCGCGCCGGCGGAGCAGGCGGGCATCGAGCAGCTGACAAGGGATATCGAGCGTGATCTGCAGAAAGGCGGTTAGTAATGATGGAAATATTGCTTTTGTTATTCGTGATCGCTCTTGGGATTGCGGTGATCGGCGCTGCCGTTTACCACGGTACCCGGAGAGGCGAGGATTGTCATGGTTATCCGTATAACTGCCCGGTCTGCCGCCATGCTGCGGAATGCATTATCGAGATCGGGAGGAAGAAGGATGACGCATGAAGATGTAATGCAGATGCTGGCTGAAACGGGGATCCCTTTTGCGTATGACCATTTCGCAGAAGGGGAAAGTCCTGATCCGCCGTTCATCTGCTTTTTATTTCCGGGTTCGGAGAATTTTGCTGCGGACAACGTGGTGTATATGGAGTTTTCCAACCTGAGTATTGAACTTTATACCGATGAGAAGGATCCGGAATTGGAAGATCGGGTTGAGACGGTGCTGAATGCCCACGAGCTGTTCTGGAACAAATCAGAGGTATGGATCGAATCAGAAAAACTATACGAAGTGCTGTACCAGATGACGGTATAGCGGAAAGAGAGGTTTATTATGCCGAGTACAAACAACAAGGTGAAGTTCGGCCTTAAGAACTGCCATTATGCGAAGGCAACACTTGATCCGGATACCAATGCCGTGACATTTGGTACGCCTGTCGCGATTCCCGGAGCGGTGAATCTGTCGCTGGATCCTGAGGGCGATACCGAGCCGTTCTATGCGGACGATATGGTGTATTACACTACGGTGGCCAATAACGGTTATTCCGGTGATCTGGAGATTGCATTGATCCCGGACAGCTTCAGGAAAGATATCCTGAAGGAAACTGAGGATACGAACGGTGTACTGATCGAGGATTCTACGGTGGAGCCGGAGCATTTCGCTCTGCTTTTCGAGTTCTCCGGGGATAAGAAAAAGATCAGGCACTGCATGTATTACTGCACTGCCGCAAGACCGACCATCGAAGGCAAGACCAATGAGGATTCCAAGGAAGTCCAGACAGAGTCTTTGGAGATCACGGCAACACCGCTTCCGAGCGGTCTTGTGAAGGTTAAGACCGGGGCAAACACAACGGATGAGGTCTACAACGGCTGGTATTCTGCCGTTTATCAGTCTCCGACAACGGAACCGACTGAGCAGGGACAGGGTTAAGAATGTGGGGCAGGGCTTCAGCTCTGCCCTTTACCTTAGATTGGAGGAAAGCGAAATGGCACTTACAAAGACAGTGAATATTGATGGCAAGGATGTGAACTTCAGGGCTTCTGCTGCCATTCCAAGAATATACAGGAACAAGTTCCACAGGGATATTTATAAGGATCTTCACGATCTGCAGAAGAGCATTGATGAGAACGATCCCGAAAACTCCGCATTGGATTCTTTTTCGCTGGAGCTGTTCGAGGATATCAGCTACATCATGGCGAAGCATGCGGATCCGCAGGGAGTTCCGGACACGCCGGATGAATGGCTGGATCAGTTCGGGACATTTTCCATCTATCAGGTGCTGCCGGAGATCATTGAGCTCTGGGGTTTGAATGTGCAGACGCAGGTGGAGAGTAAAAAAAACTTCGAGCGACTGACCGGGAAATGACAACACCGCTCCTTCTGCTGAGGGCGGTGCAGCTTGGTGTGCAGATCGGGGAGATGGATCTTCTGACTATCGGAACCATCAACGATATGTACACGGAGATGCAGAACGATGAGAACCAGGGAGCATACAGCACCTTGGCATCTCAGGATGATATGGATCGTTTCTGATGAAGAATTGACAGTCTTTTCACACACGGTTTTCGGCTTACATGCTATAATTTATTTATTATACCGAGAAAGTATATTATTCCATAAGATAAACCGGAAACACGAAGGGATGATTAGACAAATGCTATATAAAGTTCCGAAAGATGCTTCGTGGCTGAGAGACTTTCCAGATGATTTATTTGCCAGTGAAAACTACCTCAGGATTTATACGTTCTTTGTTGTGAATTCTATTGTAGATGGGACATCGGCTAGGGGGAAGAGTCTGAGTCGTGACTATAGATGGACAAATCCATGGAGTAGTCCTTACTATTTAAATAAACAACTAAAGGAAAAAACTACTGATAAGAATTTGCTTTATTCTGCACAGGTCTACACACAAAAGGCGGGAAGTATAAAGCAAAAAGAAACAATGAATGATGCTTTGGAAAAAGCAAATCTAAAGATCTTTCCACAATATGAGCAGGAGAAGATATGTATATACAATAGCAAAAATAACCAGATTATAAGTACGTTTGCACATATCAGAAATAGCTTTGCTCATTGCAGATTCAATGTGATTGATTCGGATAAAGGCAGAGTTTATTGCTTTGAAGATGTTGATCCTCAAAAGGATAGTCAAGGCAAGGTGAAAGTTTCTGCTAGAATTGTTTTATTTGAAAAAACCTTAATCGATTGGATCGAATTAATTTGTGGTGGTGAAAAGAAGTACAACGATAGCGAAGAGTCTAGTCTATAAATGAATTGATGAATAAATTATTCTGTGAGAAGAATCGGGCAACCGGTTCTTTTCTTTTGCCCAAAATCAGGAAGGAGGCTGACGCATGGCTGGACGGATCCAGGGTATCACCGTTGAGATCGGCGGCGATACCACCAAACTACAGACTGCCTTAAAGGGCGTAAATACAGAGATCAGAAACACTCAGAGCCAGCTGCGTGATGTCGATAAGCTCCTGAAACTTGATCCGGGAAATACGGAACTGCTTGCACAGAAGCACAGGCTTTTAGGGGATGCCGTCAAGGAAACGAAGGAAAAGCTGGAGACCTTAAAGACGGCAGCCGAACAGGCAGAGCAGGCTCTGAAAGATGGAACGATCACCCAGGATCAATACGATGGTCTACAGCGAGAAATTGCAGAGACAGAAGCAAAGCTGAAGTCTTTAGAGGAACAGGCAAGACAGTCAGGGACGGCTCTTCAGGAAATCGCCGCTAAGGGTGAGAAGCTGAAGACAGTCGGAGATAATGTCACAAACGTAGGAAAGAAGTTCCTTCCTGTGACGGCAGGTGTTGTTGGGCTTGGCACGGCGGCGGTGAAAACTGCCGCTGATTTTGATTCTGCCATGAGCAAGGTTGCTGCGGTATCCGGTGCGACAGGTTCGGATTTGGAAGCATTAAGAGATAAAGCCCGTGAGATGGGTGAGAAGACAAAGTTCTCTGCATCAGAAGCGGCGGAAGCCATGAACTATATGGCGATGGCCGGTTGGAAGACAGAGGATATGCTTTCCGGTATCGAAGGTGTCATGAACCTGGCTGCGGCTTCCGGTGAAGATCTGGCTACCACTTCTGATATCGTGACAGATGCGCTAACAGCGTTTGGACTTACGGCGAAGGACTCCGGGCATTTCGCGGATATCCTTGCGGCGGCATCGAGTAATGCCAATACGAATGTCTCCATGATGGGTGAGACCTTCAAGTATTGCGCTCCGATTGCTGGTGCCTTGGGATTCTCTGCAGAAGATACGGCAGAAGCGATCGGCCTGATGGCCAATGCTGGTATCAAGGGTTCTCAGGCAGGTACTTCTCTCAGAACGATCATGAATAACCTTTCCGGAGAAGTGAAGATCTGCGGGTCTTCCATCGGAGAGGTTACGGTAGCGACGACCAATGCGGACGGTTCCATGAGAGATCTGTCGGATATTCTGGCTGATTGCAGGACAGCTTTTGCAGGTCTTACTGAATCCGAGAAGGCACAGGCGGCTGAAAGCCTGGTTGGCAAAAATGCGATGTCCGGATTCCTGGCACTGATGAACGCCGGGGAAGCGGATATTGAAAAACTTTCGTCTGCTATTGATAACTGTGATGGTTCTGCAGCAAGTATGGCCGAGACCATGAATGACAACCTTGCGGGTCAGCTGCAAATCCTGAAGTCACAGCTGGAAGAGCTGGCAATTTCCTTTGGTGAGCTGCTGATGCCTGCGATCCGGACAATCGTGGGCTGGATACAGAAGTTTGTGGACTGGCTCAATTCGATGGATGAAGGTACCAGGAAGGTGATCGTGACGATTGCCCTGGTGGCTGCTGCAATCGGACCGATACTGATCATAGTCGGAAAAGTGATCTCTGCGGTCGGTACCATTATGACTCTGGTGCCGAAGCTGGCAGGCGTGATCAATGCAGCGAAGGGAGTCTTTGCTGCTTTCAATGCGGTATGTGCGGCAAATCCGTATGTGCTGATCATAGCGGCGATTGTGGCTCTGGTGGCGGCGTTCATTTATCTCTGGAATAACTGTGAAGAGTTCCGGCAGTTCTGGATTGACCTGTGGGAGAGTATTAAGGAGATTGCTATTGCCGTGTGGGAAGCACTGAAGGCATTCTTCCAGGCGGCGTGGGAAGCAATCAAGACCACGGCAACAACGGTCTGGAATGCTATCAAAGATTTCTTCTCCGGTTTGTGGGAAGGTATCAAGAATATCTTCACAACAGTGGTCAATGCAATCAGCACGTTCCTGACAACGGCATGGAACACGATCAAGAATACTGTGACGACCATATGGAATGCGATAAAGACATTCTTCACGACGATCTGGAATGGGATCAAATCAGTTATCACGACAGTGGTGAATGCGATTTCTACCTTCCTGAGTACGGCGTGGAACGGGATCAAAACCGCTATCACTACGGTGCTGAATGCTATTAAGACAGCGGTTACTACGGTCTGGAACGGCATCAAGAATACGATCACAACTATCGTGAACGCAATCAAAAATGCAGTCACGACAGCCTGGAATAATATCAAGTCCGCGGTATCGAATGCTGCCAATGCTATTAAGAATGCGGTTTCCAATGCCTTCAATGCTATGCTGAACGGTATCAAGAATGTCTGCGGAAATATCTATGGTGCGGTGAAGAGCGGATTTGATAAGGCAATCAATTTCGTGAAGAACCTGGCATCGGAAGCCTTTAAGTGGGGAGCTGATTTCATCGGCGGTATCGTGAACGGTATCAAGTCCATGATCGGTAAGGTCGGCGAGGCGGTTTCTTCGGTTGCAAATAAGATCCGTAGCTTCCTGCACTTCTCCGTGCCGGATGAAGGTCCTCTTACGGATTATGAGAGTTGGATGCCGGACTTTATCGGAGGACTGGCGAAGGGCATTGAGAAGAGCCGGGGCATGATCGAGAATGCCATGAACGGAGTGACATCTGATCTGACCATTACTCCGAGGGTAATGGCAGCTCAGGGAGGTTATTCAGGATCGGCTGCATCGAGCGGAGATCTGATTTCCGGTATCAATACGGCACTGAATACAGCTCTGGCCGGTAGCGGTGCCGCAGGGGATATCGTAATCCCGGTTTATATCGGCGGTGACATGATCGATGAGATCGTGGTTACGGCTCAGCAGAGAATGAATTTAAGAAGTGGAGGCAGGTAAGATGGCTCATTTGCAGTATCTTGTTTTTAACAATGAGAATATCCCGATGCCTGCCTCTTACTCTGTGAGTTTATCGGATGTGGAGGCAGACAGCGGCGGCGTGACGGAGGCTGGAACCACACAGAGGGATGTTGTCCGTGAGGGCGTGGTTCAGATCGGTGTGACCTTCCGGGTGTCGAAGAAGTGGCTGAATAAGTTTTCAGCGTATAAGAAGCTGGCAAGCATTACGGTTGGCTATCTGGACATGGAGACCATGAACATTGTAAACACGCAGATGTACATTGACGGGTATCAGGTGAAACTGGTCAGCGATACAAGCTATGGGAGCTTGTGGGAGGTGTCCTTCACGCTGAAAGAGTTTTAAGGAGGGCAGCTATGTATCCAGTGAGCAATGCCTTCCTTGAAGCGGTGAAGGCAAATACAAGAAAATATTACTGGACCGGCAGGATCACAACGACTGCCGGAACAGTTTATGAGTTTGATCAGGATGATATGGTCAAGGGCAGCGGGTATATCACTTCCCAGTGCTGCGGATCCACGGAGATCGAACTGGGAACGGTGTATGCTGCGGAGATGGGGATATCGCTCTTTTCCGAGATCAACAGGTACACGCTGGAAGATGCGAAGGTGGAGTTGTTCTATCATCTGCAGGTGGCAGGCGGTTCTTATGAGAGGATCCCGATGGGGATCTTTGAAGTATCAGAGGCGAACAGGAAAGCGAAGTGCCTGGAGATCAAGGCCTATGATTACATGGTGAGATTTGAGAAGGCATTTACTTCTCTGGAATCTATCGGAAATGCATATGATTTCATGGTGCTCTGCAGTACAGCTTGTGAGGTGACGCTGGCTCAGGACAGGGCAACGATTGAGGCAATGCCGAACGGAACCGAGAACCTGTCCATCTATTCTGATAATGATATTGAGACATACCGCGATGTGCTGTTCTATATGGGACAAGTGCTTGGCGGTTTTTTCGTGATCAACAGAGCAGGGGAGCTGGAACTTCGGAAATATGGTAATACGCCGGTGCTGACGGTGGAGAGGAAGCACCGCTTTACTTCCAGCTTTTCGGACTTTATCACGAGATATACAGCGGTCAGTTCAACGAACCTTCGGACTCAGATTGCGGAGTATTACGCTCTGGATCCGGATGATGGACTGACCATGAATCTGGGGGTGAATCCGCTTTTGCAGTTTGGTCTGGAAGAGACCCGGCGGCAGCTCTGCACAAATATCCTGAATGATCTGGCTGTCGTGAATTATGTTCCATTTGATTCTGATACCATTGGAAATCCGGCATTGGATGTGGGAGATATTCTTTCATTTACCGGTGGACAGGCAGATTCTACGAAGTATGCTTGCATTACTTCCAATAGCATCAAAATCGGAGGCAGGCAGAGCATCAAGTGCGTAGGAAAGAACCCTAAGCTGTCCCAGGCGAAGAGCAAGAATGATAAGAATATCTCCGGGCTTCTGGCTCAGATCGAGGCAGGAAAGATAGGGATCCATACATTCACGAATGCTTCTGCATTTACGGTAAGGGATGTTGATACGAAGATCATTTCCATAGAGTTTGCCACAACAGAAGCAAACCACGCACAGTTCTTCGGGCAGGTGATCGTGAATGTAACGGCTCAGCCGGTGACAAGGTCTGTTACGGCATCCGGGGATGTGGTGATCCCGTCTGTCCCGGTTGATGATCTGCCGGTGGATCCGGATGATCCGGAGGAAGAGCCGGTGGTGATAGGCAACACGGAAGAGCAGACGATAACGGTATCTCTTCCGATGAGCTGGCAGGAGGATGGCCATGCGGATGTGATCTTTTCCTTTGAGTTCAATAATCAGATGATCCCGGTGCATTATCCGCAGGAGAACTGGCACTCTGGAAGGCATACGATCCTCCTGTATTATCCGATCGAGGATGTTGTGCCGAACTACACGAATATCTTCAATGTCTATATGCGGTGCGTGGGCGGTACGGCTGCGGTGGATACCGGGATGTGCATTGCCTCCATTTCCGGCCAGAGCATGGGCGCTTCGGCGGCATGGGATGGCAGGATCGATATTGAAGAGTATGTTGACCTGTTCAGAATCGGCGATGGAAGTCAGAACGGACGGCTTCAGGTGAAGGCATTCACGGAGGTGGATGAATGGGAGGTCAAGGAAACCATGAAACGGTACTATTCGGATGTGAAGAATGGCAGGACAGCCGTTGGCGGTTTTGCGATAGTCGTAGATGTGCCGGGCAGTAACGCTTAAGGAGGCTTTTATGAAGAGATATACAGGAAATCTGGTCATTGAACTGGAGGACCAGAATACAGGAAATGTGGAGACGGTGTCGGAGACCAATATGGTCACAAATGCCGTCAATGACATTCTGGGAGTAAATCCGATGGGTGTCATGTATAAGGCCGGCGGGGAATATGATGAATCCCTGACATGGAATAATGAGCTGCTTCCGATCTGTCCGAACATGATCGGGGGCATCCTGCTTTTTCCGAGTTCCATAACAGAGCAGGCGGATAACATTTATCAGCCCTCAACGAATCTGCCGGTGGCTTATGCTTCCAATGATGTCAATGCGACGGCGAACACGAAAAGGGGAAGCATGAACCTGACGGAGAGCACGAAGCTGACTAACGGATATAAGTTTGTCTGGGAGTTTACGCCTTCGCAGGGCAACGGCACGATCACAGCAGTCGGGCTTACTTCTAAGCATGGCGGAGCGAATGCCTTTGGCTCCGATGTGGCGGTGGATACCACACTGCTTCAGATCAAGAGGGTCAGCCTGGATGATGAGGACGGCTTTATCAATGATCTGTTCCGAACAGTGACGGTGGATTTTGAGAATGCGAAGCTATATTCTCTGAGCTACGCGAGCAATACCGTAACGATCAAGAGGTATAGAATCCCGGTGTTTGATATCGGGCTGAATGAGAAGCTGGATGACTCCACACTGGTGCTGGAGGATACAACGGTTCTGCAGTGTTCCACCTTCAAGTTCTACGGCAGTTATACACCGTATGGAATCTTCTGCGATGGCGGGGATGGATACTGGTATGGCTTTTCCAATCAGGCGAACTCCTCCGGAAATGCAACAATGCTCTGGATCAAGATCAAGAAGAGCGATTATACATTTACGGAAGGCAGCTGGACACTGTCGAACGCTCATCTGATGGTGGTGGGGAGCTTCCGGGAGGATTCCAGTTATCCGTCCGGCGGCAGGAATTCGGTGGTACGGAATGGTTATCTGTATGTGCCTTCTTATGATAAGACAGGCATTTACAAGATCAACCTGAGCAACAGTACTGACATTACCCTGATCAGCCTGGGGTTCACTTCCAAGATGCGGTGCATCGGTGAAACAGGAAGCTGTGACTGCTGCATGTCCATCATCAATGACATCATTATCGGCTACGATTTTGAGATCGATGTGAATGATAACGTGATTGCGACTTTTGCCGGGGAACGCTGCGGAAATGTGTCCACACAGTTCTTCCAGTACAAGGAATATGTCTTTGCCTGGGGCGGCGCTTATCTGAACCAGTACAGATATACATGGCTGCTGACTCCGTATCTGGCTACGATCTGCAATCTGAGTCAGGCAGTGGTGAAGAATGCAGATAAGACAATGAAGATCACGTATACGCTGACGGAGCAGACGGTGACGACATAAGATCTGCTGGCAACTGAATAATTTGTTTTCAAGGGATGGCTTCGGCTGTCCCTATTTTTATGCGAAGGAGGGCATGTGAAATGAAGGAGTTTTGGAATGTGATTCAAGCGATCTTTGCGGCTGTGGGCGGCTGGCTTGGCTATTTCCTAGGCGGAAATGACGGCCTGCTTTATGCGCTTCTGGCGTTTGTGGTGCTGGATTACATCACAGGTGTCATGTGCGCGGTTGCGGATAAAAAGCTGTCGAGCGCCGTGGGCTTCAAGGGAATCTGCAGGAAGGTTCTGATCTTTGCGATGGTAGGTATCGGACATCTGCTGGATACTCACATTTTCGGAGAAGCCGGTGTCTTAAGAACCGCGATCATTTTCTTCTATATCTCCAATGAGGGGCTGAGCCTTGTGGAGAATGCGGCGTATCTGGGACTTCCGATTCCTACGAAGCTCCATAAGGTGCTGGAGCAACTGCATGACAGAGCTGAAAAGGAAGATACCGGTAAGGATGAAGAAGATAAGAAGGAAGGTGAAGAATAATGGCTTACACGAATAGTCCATTGGTAGTTTGTAAAAAACTCAGCCCGAATCATTCCGGGCAGAGAACGCACAGCATTGACCGCATCACACCTCATTGTGTAGTTGGCCAGTGTACCGCGGAAGGCCTTGGAGAGTGGTTCATGAATACCGGTATTCAGGCATCCAGCAATTATGGCATTGACCGTGACGGCAGGGTAGCATTATATGTGGAAGAAAAGAACCGTTCCTGGTGTTCTTCAAGCAATGCTAATGATCAGAGGGCGATCACAATTGAGTGTGCTTCCGATACTACAGAGCCTTATGCTTTCCGAGATGTGGTGTATCAGAAGCTGATTGAGCTTTGTATCGATATCTGTAAGCGTAATGGTAAGAACAAGCTGATCTGGTTCGGGGATAAGGATAAGACCTTAAACTATGAGCCTAAGTCAGGGGAAATGGTTCTGACGGTTCACAGGTGGTTTGCGAACAAGTCATGCCCGGGCAACTGGATGTACGCAAGAATGGGAGACCTGGCAAACAAAGTTACAGCACAGCTTGGTGGCGGCAGTGGTGACAATTACGGAGGCAGTGGATCAGGAACGAATAATAGTTTTCCAGCGGTACCATTTCTGGTAAAGGTGATCATTGATGATCTGAATATCCGTACTTCGGGATCTATGTCCGGAAAGGTTGTAGGTCAGACCGGTAAAGGAACTTTCACGATCACACAGGTGAAGAATGGCTGGGGAAAACTGAAGTCCGGTGCCGGTTGGATCTATCTTGAAAATGCTTCATATTGTACGATTGGAAAGACGGTGTCTCCCCAACAAACGGAAGAAAACAAAAAAGAAGAAAAAGGCAGCAAAGAAAAAGTGACCGGCCTGCAGGCAACAGTTCTGAAGGATCTTTCAGAGGCGGATGCAATCAAAAAGATAGGCGCACTATTCACTGCAGATCAGAAAAAGAGCGGCATTCTGGCATCAGTATCTCTGGCTCAGTTTATTCTGGAATCCGGCTATGGCAAGAGTGAGCTGGCTCAGAATGCTAACAATATCTTCGGGATGAAGTGCAGCCTGTCTGGGAATACCTGGAGCGGATCCAGTTGGGATGGTAAGAGTAAGTACACGAAAAAGACGCAGGAACAGAATCCTGATGGAAGCATGGTCGCGATTACGGCAGATTTTCGGAAGTATCCCTGCATTGAGGATTCAATTGCGGATCATTCCTCTTACCTTCTTGGAGCCAAGAACGGCAGGAAGCTCAGGTATAAAGGCCTGAAGGACTGCAAGGATTATAAGAATGCAGTACAGATCATCAAGGATGGCGGATATGCAACAAGTCTTACCTATGTGGAGAAGCTTTGCTCCATCATCGAAAGATGGAATCTGATACAGTATGACATGAAGGATGATAATGGAACATCCAGAGGAAAGCAAACATCCTCAGATAAATCTACATCATCATCCGGTACCGGAGCGGTAGATGTTCCGTTCCTTGTAAAAGTCAGTATCACTAATCTGAATATCAGAACCGGAGCAGGTACGGAATATGCACGTACACAGTTTATCCCAGTTGGTATTTATACGATCGTAGAGGTGAAGAGCGGAAGAGGTTCTTCGAGCGGATGGGGACGTTTGAAAAGCGGCGCTGGCTGGATCGCGCTTGACCACGCAACAAGATTATAAATAAGGACAAATTCATGTTGTTCATTGGATGAGGCTGTTCATGGCTGTTTGGCTGTGAGCAGCCTTTATTTTTTTTGTAAAAGTTTGTCCCGACATCGGAAAAACAGCCTCCAAAGCTGATTAGAAGAGTAGAAAGACAAATCTATTATCCGCAGGAGGGTTAGTGGAATGAAGAGAGGACCATATAAAAAGGCTCCGGTAAATATCGAGGATGTTCATATTGATGAAAGTATGGGCAAAGACGCCAGAATCAAGTCTTACCTGAAGCAGGTAAAGGATCCTTACCAGGTTAAGATAGGCGGTGTGCTTGTGGAGATGGAGTATTCAGAGAATGGGTATACGCTGCAGCAGGCCGTAGAAACGATTACCGGGATTGATCAATAAAGCGTGACTTGCCAAAGTAAATTCCGTATGCCAGATTAAATTCCATCCCCCTCATAAAAGTTGAGGATATTTAAAAGTTTTTCGAGCTTCAACGGCTGCAGCATGGTAAAATCATCTTGAATTTATGAGAAACTTTCGTTTTCCGGGTATACTGAACAGACCTCTGGAAAAACGGTGTGCCAAACTAACTTCCACAGGCCTGGGATGAAACTATGGTTTTTGGCCGGCGGCGGATTTCTCATGGGTTTACTTTGTGAGCAGCTTCGGTGTCAGTGTCACCTCGTCCGGTGCCACGTACCGGAGCTGCAGCTTTTTAAGGAACTCTTTTCCGTATAACCAGAGGGCCTTTTCATAAGGCGTTTTACCTCCGAGGTTTTCTCTTGGTGCATTGTTGATGTGATCGATCGCTTTGCGGATGTCCCACTGGGTGAGATCGGTGAAGACGGTCCCCTTTGGGAGGATCATCCGCAGCATCGTGTGAACGTTTTCGATACCGGCTTTCTGGTTACTTCGCATCGGGTCACAATAATAGATCTTTGTGCGGGCATTGCCGTTACGGTCGAATTCCAGCGATTCCGGATCACCAAACTCGCTGCCGCGGTCGGTCAGTAAGTACGGGAAGTACTGAATGAACTCCTCGCTGCCGCCGAGTGATTTCTGCAGCTGTTCAAAAACGAGTTTTACGGCTCCCTCCGTGCAGCGCTGCATCAGATGGGCGACCAGCAGCTCTATGTCCGGGAAATAGATCGTCAGGATGCACTTGTCGGATCCCCTGGCAGAGAGGACGGTATCCATCTCAACGAATTCATCAATGGACAGGCCCAGCGCCTTAAAGTCATCGAAAGTGCGGCCCTGGAACACAGCACGGTTAACGATCTGTTTTTTGACATCACTTTTCCTGAGTTTGAACTTCACTTTCCGTTTCAGGTCGATGTTCCGGCTGAGAAGGACCCCGAGATCGATGTACCGGTAAAGGGTCCTGACACTCAGGCCCAGTTCCGGATGGTTCGTGACAATCATGTAGGGAGACTGCCCCTGGGTGATCAGCGGCAGGACTACCTTGTCGATGGAACGCAGCCGGGATCCCGAGATGTTCAGCCCCTCCCTGGAAGATGTGCGGAGCTCTTCATACAGGCGCTGCGCGGCTTTGGCATCATACTCATACTTTGTCTGGATCGTGCACAGGTGGCGCGGCTTGCTGCAGCCGTTGCAGACATAGGGAGCGCGGTCGATACGGTCACAGCATTCCGGTTCAAAGCGCGGACAGACGCGGTTGCATTTGATACATGAGCGGCACATGGTGTCGCAGATGATCAGCTTGCTGCAGGCATTGGTCTTTTTGCACCGGAAGCGGTGGATACAGAAGTTGTGCGGATTGTTGAAGCTGCCCCGGTTCCATGTGTTCACCCGCCGGTGCCGCAGGACCTCCTTGGAGATCGTTGTAGGATCCTTGCAGAGGAAGCGCGAGATGTCTTTGAAAGAGATCCCGGAATCAAGGGAAGCCTCAATGTATAAACGGTCATTGATGGTCAGATGTTTGTTGTTTCCCGGTATTAACTTTGACATAGTGAGTTCCTTTCTACCGCCGCCGGGAAAGCAGTAGAAAGTGTACCCGAGAGCTGCTGTGTTTACAAGCTGAAGGCCGGGCGCTGCCCGGACCCGCCCCTCGTCGGGGAGGCAGGGAAAGGCATTAAAAAACCTTTCCCTTGCAAAAGGGTGTATCCGAGTCGTTCCGTCAAGGGCTGCCCGGGCGCAGGGCGCCCAGCGTACTGTCCCTTGACTCCACTCCCGCTCCGCAGCAGTGCCGCGGAAGAGCAGTCTGCTATGTGTGCCAGAGTAAAGTCCACTTATGCCAGACTTAATTCTACCTTTGCTGGCGAGAGTGGAATTTAAATTTACAATTCACGTTGATCAATAAAGATGAGACTGAGACTTGATTTTTTAAGAGTACATGGTATAATGTAAATGGACTAACCGAGCGAAGCCACTTTTACATGACCGTGGAAAGATTATGTGAAAGGTGGTAGCTCAAATGAAAAAAGAAAAACAACCTATCTATCATGCCGCCTTGTATTTGCGGCTGTCTAACCAGAAGCTTAATGAAGAACTGGGCGAGTCGGACAGCATTGTGAATCAGGAGGCTCTTTTACGTTCTCATCTAAAATCCTATCCGGATATCGAGATCAAACAGATTTTTAAGGATGATGGCTGGACAGGTGTGAATTTCAACCGTCCCGGATTTCAGAAAATGATGCAGAAGATCTATGACAATGAGATTGACTGCGTTGTTGTGAAGGATCTGAGCCGTCTGGGAAGAAACCATACTGAGACGGGGAAATACATCACGAGAGTATTTCCTGCTTTTGGTGTGCGTTTCATTGCTGTGAATGATCATATCGATACCGTAAATTCCAATTCAGATGCCGACAATTTCATCATTCCCTTCAAGGATTTGCTGAACGACAGTTATTCCAGAGATATTTCCATGAAGATCCGTTCTGCCCGCGCTGTAAAAAACGCAGAGGGTGACTTTGGCGGAGGCTTCTATGTATACGGATATGAGATCAATCCGGACGATAAGAACCATTATGTTATTGATCCGGAAGCAGCTGATGTGGTTCGAAAGATTTACCGTTGGACTTTTGATGGCCTTGGCAGTACGGAAATTGTGAGAAGACTTGAAACGATGCACATTCCCTCTCCATCAGAGCATAAACGGAAAAAGAAGCTTGGGTCTAAATATGTCCCTGGTGATCACAAGTGGAATATCTATCAGATTTATCGAATCCTCCGAAATGATGTGTATACCGGAACCTTGCGGCTTGGGAAAACTACTACACCGAATTATAAGGTGAAGAAAATAATCCACAAGCCGGAAGAAGAACAGTATGTTTTCCATGATAATCATGAAGCAATCATTCCGAAGAATGAATTTGACCTGATGCAGGACCTGCTTTCCAGAGACTGCCGAGTGTCAACTAAAAACGGTTCTTCTTATGCTCAGGTTTATCCGTTGGTTGGATATGTCTTTTGCGCTGACTGCGGCGGCAGCATGGTGGTGAAAACGACGTATTCCAAGGGCAGGCACTACAGATATTATGTTTGTGGTGAGAATAAGCGTGATAGGAAGCTTTGCAGTACACATACTATTTCCTATGAGAAACTGACAGCAATCGTGCTGGATGCTTTAAATATACATTTGAAGACTCTGGTAAAGATGGAGGAAGTCTTTCATGATAAGGATCTGAAAATCGTGGCGCAGCCTGAGATCGAAAAACTGCAGATCCGAATCGGGAAGATGCTGGAAGAAAAGTACAGGCTGACGGAGCAAGTAAAGCACCTTCTGACAGACTATAAAGAGGGTATTTTGTTGGAAGAGGAATACCTGGAACTGAAGGCGGATTATGAGAAGCAGATTGCAGAGATTGAATCTGATGCAGCAGATCTGGAGCTTCAGAAACAGAATCAGGTGGTAGCGGAGCAGAGCAATATGGCATGGATTCGCAAATACCGTGATATTGGAGAGTTGAAGGAGCTTTCCAGAAGAGATGTTGTGACGTTCATTGACCGTATTGAGGTTAAGGATGCGGATCATGTACGGATCAGCTTTCGATTTGGGGATGAATATAAAAGAGTCCTACGGAACCTAAAAAAGGAATCTGAAAATGATCTCGCAGAGGAAAGGCAGGTGGCTGTAAATGGCTAGAAAATCACGTAAAACCTGTCGTAAGGAGACCGCAGTTGATGTACCGGTAATAGCACCGGAAGAGCAGAAAATACCTACTGCGGTTTACTGTAGATTGTCAAAGGCAGATGAAGTAACCGGCAGAGATGCAATGGACAGTCAGCTTGAAATTATTCGGCAGTTTGTATCATCAAAAGACGAACTTGAAATCGTTGCAGAATTTACGGATGACGGTTTTACCGGAACCAATTACAACAGACCGCAGTTTGAGGAAATGATGGATGGCATCCGTGAAGGAAAGTATAAGTGCATGGTTGTAAAAGACCTGAGCCGTCTTGGCAGAAGCTATCTTGAAACCAGCGATCTGTTGGAGATGGAACTGCCACTTTACGGTTGCAGATTTATATCAGTTACAGACCATATTGATTCAGATGTATCGCAGATCGATTCCATTCTGGTAGGACTGAAAAACATCATGAATCAGCAATTTGCAGAGGATATTTCAAAGAAGATAAAAGGCAGTTTCCGGGAAAGAGCCAAGCGTGGAGAGATGTTGGGCGGTCCGGTGCCATATGGATATAAGAGAAATCCCGAGGATAAAGGATATTTCCTTATTGATGAAGAAGCCGCTGCGGTTGTACGGTACATTTTCGACATGAAAATAACGGGATTGTCTGATCCGGATATCTGCAGGAGACTGGATAGTGAAGGAATCATGACTCCACGGCAGTATCATGATCTGAAGAAAAAAGGCGTTGAGCCTGAGACGGTGGGCGGCTGGAAGCCGGATACGGTACGCACAATGACTCTGAATCCAGTCTATCTGGGGCATATGGTTCACGGTAAATTCAAAGAAAAACAGTACCTGGGACAGAGGGCTTCCAAAGAGAGACGTAAGAACTGGGTGGTTTATGAGAACGTGAATCCGGCAATTGTTTCACAGGAGATTTTTGATAAGGCACTGGACGCCAGAGAAAAATTATACAGAGGGGAGATCAAGCGATGGAACAAAAGGTAGCCATTTATATGAGAAGTTCCCTGGAGCAGGATGAAAACCTCCGCAATGCTAAGAATCCTGACGAATCGGATACGATTGCCAATCAGAGAAAGTATCTGTATGAGAATGCCCTGACGAAGGGCTTTCGCAAAGAGCAGATTGTTGAGTATGTCGATGACGGACATACCGGTACTAATTTCCGGAGACCTGCATTTGAGCAGATGATTGTAGACATTGAGGCAGGAAAGATCCAGACAGTAATGGTGAAAGATTTTTCCAGACTTGGGCGAGATTATATCGGTGTTGGAGAATATGTGGAGCAGTTTTTTCCGCTTCACAATGTTCGGATCATTTCCATCAATGATAATTGGGACAGCGATGAACATATCGGAGAAACGTTGGAATTGGACGCTTCATTCCGAACGATTATTTATGAGATGTACAGCCGTGATCTTTCCGTAAAGAGGAAAAGCGCGAATAAGGCAAGGAATAATAACGGAACCTTTATTGGAGCCTATGTACCTTATGGCTATAAGAAGATACCGGGCGATGCACATTCCATTGTTATTGATGAAGAGTGCGCTCCGGTGGTAAGAAGGGTTTTTACTCTATATAACTCCGGTGAGAAAATCGGAAACATCGCGAAAATCCTGACAGATGAAGGCATTCCGACACCGGCAATGGCAAAGGGGGATTCACATTGTTATGACAAAGTTGTGATTGACAGAGGTATCTGGTCGAATAATATAGTCGGCAGGATCCTGAAAAATGAAATGTACACGGGTACGCTGATTCTGAATCGGTGGGCAGTGAAGGAGTTCAAGGCAGATGTCTGTGTAGAAAATGATCCTTCCGAATGGTTGAAGTTTCCGAATAACCATGAAGCAATCATCAGCTGTGAGGAATATGAAAAGGCGAAAAAAAGACTCTCCAAGAGACCGCGAGGGGGAGAGTCAAAAGAAAAAAGGATTTATCCGCTTTATTGTGGGCATTGCGGTGGCAAGCTTCACATTACGACAAGAAATGAAGATACTTTCACTTGTGATCATGGCAGCAGGATCCCCGCGGATGCCTGCGGTCAGATTGAGATCCGCAGAGATAAGCTGGAAGAAATCCTTCTGAAGGCTATTAATACTCAGGCAAAGGTATTGCTTGATCAGTCGAAGAAAACAAAGCTTTCCGGTAAGGACGAACGGACGATTGAAAAGCAGATTAACCGGCTATCCGCAGAAAAGCAAACCTATCGGGATAAAAGGATGGAGCTGTATAAGCAGTATCGGGCTGGTCAGATTGAAAAGGATTCGTTCCTTCAGCAGAAGACCGCAGTATTGAAGCAGGAAGAAGAGTGCCTGTCTGAATTAGAGGCGGCTCAGGCAAAACTGGATGGTATCCAAAGAGAGCATGATTTCCATGAAGAACACGCCGATAAATACCGTGAATATGAGCTACTTAAGAACTACGATCATGATATCGTAAACAGCTTGATTTCAAAGGTGGAGGCTTTCAATGACGGACATATCAAGATCCACTGGAATTTTGAGTCCGAGTTCGGGAAGAAAAATGAGACTGCTGCCGCTGTTGAGGCTGAAACAGTTACATCGGAACCGGATGGTAGAAAGCTGAAGGTGGCAATATATACTTCCGATATGTTCCTTGTACCCACGGATGAAGAAGACGATTCTGCTTCGGTTCGGGAATCTCTTTGCAAGTATGCGGAAGAGGCGCTTGGAGTGTGCGGCTCTGATGTATCTTTCTTTTATGATTCCAAAGAGGATGATTCGCTCTTTTTTCGTGAAGGCTATATGAAATTCATTGACGCTGCTAGAGTGGGAAGGGCAAATATTCTTCTGATCCGGTCATTCCGGGATCTGTACCTATCCAACCAACAGATGAATGATCTGATGTTCTGGATCCTTCCAAAACTTAACTGCAGGCTGATTGCAGTAGATGATGGGTTTGATACCGGCACTGCGGCAGATATGGATTACCGGGAAATGTTTGAAAAATACAAGGGAGTCAGGAATGGGGATCTGACACGATATCGGGCAATTGAGCGGAAAGCCGGTATTCGCAAGCCGAAGCAGGTAATCTACTGTGCAAGGCTGTACGGATATTATGCAGGAGACGATGGATGTTATGCAGTGCCGGAAGTGATTGATATTGTAAAAATTATCTTCCGGATGTGCAAAGAAAACCATAGCCTGCGTCAGGCCGTCCGGTGGCTGAATAAGGAAAGGGTGCCTACCAGTCAGGCTTTCTTTATTGAACATGGACGGGAATCAAAAGAAGAGAAACATCCTAAATGGACCAGTGAAAAAGCCTGGGGCGTGATCAAGCAGGAAGGTTACGTACAGCACTGCCGACATTATGAAAAATGCATGGAAATGGGCAGGCACTGCGAGAGGATACCAATCATCGATCAGGAAACATTCGATGAAGTGAACCACTATTGCAGATACAGAAACAGATGAATATGGGGAGTTGTATTGCAGAGCTGCTGTTGTAGAAGACGGTGGCTCTTTTTTTTTATAGTGTTTCGAGAGAGTTCAGAAGGGACTCGATCTGAGCTAATACGAGCTTACGTTTTGTAGCAGGAAGTTCATTGATGGATGAGAGTAGATCTTTGGTGTGCTCAGCGTCCTCAATCTTAAGGATCCCTTCAAGCAGTTTGTCTGCCGGCGCTTCCAGAACTTCAGCAATCGTTATAAAGGTTTTGAGCTGCGGAGTTTTGTTGCCTAACTCAATCTGGCGATAGTAATTGACTGACAGACCGGTCAGTTCTGATACGGCTTCCTGAGTAAGGCCTTTGCCGGTCCTGTATTTTCTTATATTTGCTCCTAATATCTTTGAATCCATTCAGTGATTCCTCCCCATCGCTATTTGGTATGTTTTACAGCATTATAGTAAGGAAATCATTTCTGAAAAATAATCTATAAGGTAAAATATACCTACCATTTAGCGATGGTAATACACAAAGGAAGGGGGTGAAAACGAGTGAATTCTGAAGAGTTACCACAGGAAGAAGTGGATGCGCTCTTTGAGTCGGATCCACAGAGAACAAAGCCCGTTATTGTGCGGCGGGCGAAGAAAAAATCCAGAAAGAAGCAGGAAACCCGAAGCTTTGAAGTAGAAGTCATCAAAGCAACGGTAGGTGTTACTCCCGAAGGAGTGGACGCACCGATCAGAAGAGTGGCTGCATATTGCCGTGTCAGTACGGATCAGGAAGCTCAGAGCACCAGCTATGAACTTCAATGTCAGTATTACACTGAATATATTGGAGCAAAAGAAGGTTGGGTTCTGGCAGGAATCTACGCTGATGAGGGAATCAGCGGCACTCAGATGAAGCACCGGGAGAAACTTCTGAAGCTTGTAGAAGATTGTAAGGCAGGGAAGGTCGATATGATTTTGACTAAATCAATCAGCAGACTTTCTCGTAATGTTGTGGATTGCCTTACAATGATCCGCGAGCTCAAGGCGCTGACTCCGCCTGTTGAAGTTTACTTCGAGAAGGAGCGGCTTTCCTCTTTGGATGACAAAACAGATATGGTCTTAAGCCTGATGGCTTCCATAGCTCAAGAAGAGTCCAGAAGTATTTCAGCCAATATCAGCTGGGCAATCCGGAAGAGGATGGAAAACGGCACACAAAAGATTCCGACAGCCTGCCTGCTGGGCTATGCCAGCGATGAGGACGGAAACCTTGTGATCGTAGAGGAAGAGGCAGAGACAGTGAAATACATTTATAAGTGTTTCATCAAGGGCGATCATCCGAATACCATTGCAGCCAGGTTGAATAAAAAAGGCAGTACGACGGTGATGGGAAATGACTGGACGGGTTACAGTGTCAGAAATATTCTGCGGAATGAGAAATACTGCGGCGATGTGCTGATGCAGAAAACCTTTACCGTGGATTATCTGACGCATAAGACCAAGAAAAATGAAGGCGAAAGGGATCAGTTTTATATTGCTGACCACCATGATGCCATCGTGTCAAGAGAAGTCTGGGATAAGGCACAAAAGATCCTGGACAAGATGAACTACAAGAGCTGGAAGCAGGATGCTCAGCAACGGCTTATTCCGCTGGAAAAGGGGAATCTGAAGGGATTTATATCCATCAGCCCGACGTGGAAGGACGTATCCGTTACGAGGCTGCGGCAGGCGACTGTAAAAGTACTGAACAATGAAGGCGGCCAGCTTGTGGAGCTGGTCGAAGATAGAACAAACGAAAGCGAGGATTTTATTATGTCAGATGCATTAAAAGGGTTTGAAGTCATTGATATCGAGATCGGAAGAAGTGACTCTGTTATGACGGTTATGGGTAACATGCTGAAGTTCAATAAGGCCACAGCCACGGAGCTGATGCATCCAACCTATGTGAGAATGCTGATCGATGCGGAGAATAAGCAGGCAGCAATTCAGGCCTGCACTGAGAAAACCAGAAACGCTGTGATCTTTAGTAAGGGTGAGGGAAAGCAGGTCTATGCGATCACAGTAAAGGTTCCTGCGATTGTGGTGGCGATCCGCAAGCTGATACCGGATCTGGAAGAGAATGCTTCCCTGACTTTCCGAGGGAAGCTTCTTGCAGAGGACAAGGCCATTGTATATGACCTGACCACTGGTGAGCCGATCAAACGTCGTGCAAAACGGAAGACAGCACAGGAAGCCGAAGCAGGTGAGTCGAAAGCTGAGGTGGATGTCGCTGAAGGGGCGGCAGCGGATACAGCAGCTCCTACTGCGACGGGCAGAAAGAAGAGCCAGTAATAATTTTGGAGGATATGCTGCCCGGAATACAGCAATAAAAAACAAATGCCTGGTGATCACTGAGAAGGTGACGCGCCAGGCATTTTGCTTTGATTAGTTTTCCTCAGCCGATAGTATAGCACAGAATGGCTTATTTGAGAAGATGGAAAAACGGGTATTTGCAGTGACTGCAGCGGAATTGAAAATGCATTTGTTAAAGGTAATTTGTGCATTGACGGAAGATCGCTTCGGGATTCAGCCGAAAAAAGCATGGAGAGAGGAAATGCATCAAGGATTCCCAGAGAGGTGAATTGAGCCGATTTTGATGGTTACATTCAGTTTATGTGGATTTTGCATCGGTTGGAAAAATTCTGCTTCCAGCCAATTTTTTGCTTCCAGCAGGATTTTGGCGATGAATGCAGCGGCTCTTTTTTAAGAATGCGATGATTTGCTTTGATGGATGCATAGTGAATTGTCCTTTAATGCAAAAGTCGGTAAAAAGTCGAGATGAGGACAAACCCTTATTTTAAGCGGTGTCCAAGGTCAAACAAGGTCAGGAATTGAGCGGTTTTTGAGGGTGGCATAGGAGACGGATTCTAAATTCGATTTTTTGACTTGACAAAGTGTGATGAGTTGCCACAAATATTTAATGTGCTAAAAGGTGACATCGATAAGAATGCGGGAATACCGATTGAACATTATCTTGGGCTTATAAATATTTAACAATCAGAAAACAAATTTTATGGCGTCATAAGGAGTAAAAAAGTATGTATGACAGAGTTTATAATTTTGC